CCTGCCAGATGGATAACTTTCCAGAAGCGATTGCCAGGATGCGCAAAGTGAAAGCCCGTATGTGCAGACGACTTTCCCGGATTGATCCCACAAAAGACCACGCGCAATCCCGGCTCAAGAATATCGTTGATCATGTCCTCTCCCGTTAACTCTCGGATCTGTAAAGTATAAAGCTTTACGCCGCGCTTGCTTACAAATTCAGCAGCCGCGACACCGAGACTGGATTGGCATCGCCAGTTACTTTATAATCCAGCGCCACGGCCCCTTAGCTCAGTGGTTAGAGCAGGCGACTCATAATCGCTTGGTCGTTGGTTCAAACCCAACAGGGGCCACCAAATTTTAGCAGTAAAATCATATAATTAAGCCACCTCGAAAGGGTGGCTTTTTTGTTGCCATGTTTTTGAGTGGCGATAAAGTGGCGGTGGATTTTTTACAGGCTCTTTACTGAAGGCATAAAAAAACCCGCGCGCGGCGGGTAATTTATCAGAGCCATAATGGATGTTGACCACCCACAACAGGATGAGGTGGTGCAGGCATTACTGTTCCGGGTGTAACGATAAAGCGCTCTATGGACTCCATCGTAACAAATGTGCAGCTACAGTTTATATTAGTGCATTGATGATAACGCTCTTTGGTATTACTGCTGAGATAGCGACTGGTGCGCGCATGCGCCGCGTGCTGGCATTTTGGACAATGGAACATGTTACGCCTCTTGATTCCCAAAAAGTGAATAAATGATACTCAATATTTCACTTTTTGAGAATTAAATTATTCTATATCTGCATCTGCGTCATATTCCACATCTGACAGCTTTACCTCCAGTTCCAGCGCTGTAACAAAACCGCTGTTATTAAGCGAATGCGTTACCTTTGTGATCGTCCAGTCCTGCTCGTCTATGATGCGCTTAAAGCCGCTCACCTTTGCCGGCGTTTCCGGGTAAAGCTCGGCGCGGCCGCGCGCCAGAGTGATGGAAAACTCCGCCACGCCGCGCTGTAACTTATCCCACTTCGCCTGGGCTGCACGCATCGCCTGGGCTTTTGAGGCGTAAGTTGTCGTCAGTACAAACACGTTATCCGCTTCGCCGGCCATGTATTCCCCTTCTCTGGCCTCCGGCTCTTTCTTCTCCTTTTTCTTCTTCGTGGCTTTCGGATGCTCCAGCGCGCGCAGGTGTTTAATCTTTGGCTTGCGTTTTACCTTTACCTCTTTGGGCTTCGGGTCTTTGGTGTGCAACCATTTCGCGGTGACGCCGGTATAGGCCCCACGGTCAGCGATGGCGAACTGGTGACGGTCGCCGTCGCTGCGGGTGATGGTGATTTGCGGGATCGCCTTACCGCCTGCCGTCATGCCGGCACCGGCTTTAATAAACATCAACACGCCGGCTTTTATCGCCACCTCAGCACCGTTGCGCTCCGCAAGCCGGGTCAGGAATTTGGCGTCGCTCTCCTGCGCCTGGTCGATGTGCGAAACCGGAATGCGCGCCAGCTCAGGCGCTATCCGGGCCTTAAGTTTGTTGCGGGTGGCGATGGTTTCCACCACGGCGCCGAGCGTGGTGTCGTGGTAGGACTCCTCCCGGCGCGAGTTAAGGGTGCCGCGAAAATCCGCGCTGCGCGCCCGGATGGTCAGGGTGTCCGGCGCGCCCCGGTGTTCGATTTCATCGACGGTAAAATCGCCTTTCCCGATAAGCGCTTCGCCCTGCCAGCCCATGAACAGCGTCAACACCGCGCCCCGGATCGGCAGCTCAAGCTGGCCGTCGGCGTCGTCAAGTTCAATATCGAGCTGGTCAGCCTCAAAGCCACGGTTATCGGTCAGCGTCAGGCTCAGAAGCCGCTCGCTGATAACCGCCGTGATATCTTTCGCGTTAATCCTCAGCATAAAGGCCGGCGTCATACCCGCGCCTGCACCGTTGTAAAAATCGGACAGCATCAGAAAAACCCTCCCGCCACCGTTTTCACTTTCTGCAGGGTATCGCCCGCCTTACCGACTAACTCCTGCGCCTGCTGACTCAGGTCGCCATAAAGCGCGGCGAGTGAATCATCGACGCGGGTCAGCGTCAGGGCGAAGTCGATTTTTCGCGGCGAGCCGTCAGAAAAAAACTCGGTGCCGGTCGTCTCCACGCTGTTAATCACAAACAGCCCGTAAATAACGCCGGTGCCGTCCATCAGCGGCCAGGCTTTGCCTTCTTCCGCCATCAGCTCGACCGCCTTCAGTGACAGCTTGCCGCCGGTGATTTCCGGGTAAAGGGTGCCGTTCAGCGTGATTTTCTCCTCCTCCACGCCGAGGAACTGAAAAGAGGGCCGCCGGCCAATGCGACTGTTGGACGGCCACCGGTAATCGACCGACCGCTGCATACTCTGATAAGGCAGCGTCTGCCGCATAAATACAAACATCCCGAGCACAAGCATCATCGTGCAGTCTCCTTAACCGTCATGGCCCATACTGGCGCGGCTGCGTGCGCGCTTCTCCCGTTCGATACGCTCCAGCTCCTCGCGCATCTGCTGGGCAAGAGGCGCGCCGCCGGCACCCGCACCGCCGGCTACAGAAATGTTGTAGTGGTTGCGGCTCTGGTCGATATAAGAACGCCCACCCGCCGCGCTGACCGGCTGATAAGCTTGATAGGCCGGTGACTGGCCGAACATGCCCGCCGGCACATGTGCCGCCGCTGCACCACTCATACCGCCTGCACGCGAGGCGACCGCATTTGCCTTTTCGGCTCTGGCATCGAGCGCGTCGGATTCCTTGTTAACGATGCCGAGCTTTTCCAGCACCCACGTAATGCCTTCGCGCAGCTTGTCAAAAGCCTTAAGCGGCAGCAGCAGCGCATCGGCGAGCCCCTTACCGAAGCGCTCACCGGCGCTGCGGCAGTTGTCGAGCGTTTCCTTACTCGACTGCACCGGCTCGATAAGGTTTTTAAACCACTGCCACACCGCCTGGAGCTTTTCACCGAGCCAGGTAAATACCGGTTTGAACGGCGCGAACAGCTCGCCCACCGGCCCGAATGCTGCGCGCAGGCCGTCCATCACACCGCCGAAAAAGGCGCTGATGGGTTGCCAGTATTTACGGATCAGGAGCGCGCCGGCGACGATGGCCGCCACCACGGCCACAATCGGCCAGGTGAGCGCGCCAATGGCGGTGGCAATCGCGCCCCCGACGGCGGTGAAGATAGTGCCGAGACTGCCGGCCACCGCGATGATCGCGTTTATCCCGGTAATAACCGGCCAGGCAACAAGCCCGATGGCCCCCACGACGCCGATCACGGCGGTTGCCACACCGGCAATCGTGGTCAAGGTGCCTGCCAGTGCCTTGTTGTCTTTAATCCAGTTATCGAGGCGCAGCACGTAACGGGTCGCGGTCTGAACCAGTTTGCGCAGTGAGCTTTCCTGCTGGTCGAAAAGGTCTGTGCCGACCGCCTCATACGCCGACTGAAACTCTTTAAAATCGCCGCCGAGGTTGTCCTGCATCACCTTGACCAGCTCCTCCGTTTTCCCGTCGGATGCTTTTAGAGCTGCGGCCAGCTTATCGAGCTTTCCGGAAGTCGCGCCCTGCAAAAGAGCATTCGCTGACTTAAGCGCTTCCTCGCCAAAAATGGTTTTAAGGTATTCGCCCTGCTGCGCGTTCCCGAGCTTATGTCTGGCAAAGCTCGCGTTGATTTCCTTCAGGATGGTAAAAACAGGCCGCATATTGCCTTTGCTGTCGGCGGTCTGAATCCCCAGCTCTTTTAGCGCGTCGAAAGCCTCCCCCGTGGGTGCCTGTAATCGGGTGACTACCGCCGAGCTCCCCGTGCCGGCCATAGAGCCAGTAATGTTGTTATCGTGAAGCACGCCAGTCATTGCTGCGGCTTCTTCGAGGCTGACCCCGGCAGCACGCGCAACGGGGGCCAGATAGGTCATTGCATCGCTTAGCCCCTGAAAATCAGCGGCCGATTTGTTCATCGTGGCAGAAAGCACATCGCCAATATGAGCAACCTTGTCATTCGATAACTGGAAGGCGTTTTTTGTACCCAGCAGTAACTGCGCGTTTTCCTCCATCGTCTGCCGGTTGGCGAGCGACATATTTAGCGTAACGGGTGTTGCCGCCTGTATAGCCGCGGCATTACCACCCGCTTTGGCTATGATAATCTGCGCAGCCGCCGCATCATCCGCCGAGGCGGCGGTGTTGTCGCCGAGCTGGCGCGCCTGGTTGCGCAGCGCCTGCATTTCCGCTGACTGCTTTTCCACACCGAGCACGGCCTGAAGCTCGGAGTTTTTCTGCGCAAACTCATAGCCGGGGCGCATCAGCGCCGTGCCGGCCACAATGCCGGTTGTCGCCATCCCCACGGCAGCGGCGCCGGCACCGGCGGTACTGCCGGCAAGCTCCTTGCCTTTCTGGTAGCGCGCCTTAACCGCGTTCAGCTTTTCCTGCTGCGCACTGACGCGCGCCAGCGCTTCGCGCTGCCTGGCAAGCTGCGCCGTGGTTTCGCTGATGCTGGTTTTCAGGCGCTGCTCACCGGCGGCCAGGTTGCGGGTGTTAATCCCGGCTTTCCCGAGCTCGTCTTTCTGGCGCGCGACCGCCTGGCTCAGGCTGTTGTACTTGGCCTGGAGCGACTCCGCCTTGCGTTTCGCGGATTCCATCGCGCGGCCCTGCGCCAGCGTCGGCTTTTCGGTGTTCCTGAACTGCGTCGCCAGCGCTTCCGCCTCCGCCTTCGCTTTCTCCAGCGACTGCCCGGTCACCGCAAGCTGCGCGCTGGCCTTGCGAAAGCCGTCAATTTTCCCCGCCTGCGCGTTGAGCTCGCGCAGGGTTTTCTGCGTGCCGCGAATCTCGCCCGCGAGCGCTTTGCTCGCCGTCTCGATGTGCTTAAACGGGCGCGTCGCCTGGTCTACCGCCTTCAGAAAGACCTGTAGCTTTACGTTTTCACTCATTCATGTTTCCGCTTCGCTGGAGCGCCTTTTCGCGCCATGTGATGAGCTCGGACACGCTCAGGGAAAAGAGCTCTGACAGCGGCCAGTGAAAAATCACCGCGATATCCGCTATCAGATCGTCCGTCGAAAAATGTTCCGGGAACGTCAGGCTTCCGAAGTTGGCGACAAAAAACCGACAACCTTCCCGGCGAGCGCCAGCAGGTCGGGCAGCTCCAGCGCGATGACTTCCTGCTCGGTGAGGTTCGGGTAAGTCATACGCGGCAGCACTTTAATCAGCGCATCCACTTCACAGTTTGCCAGCGCGGCCAGCCCCACGCCGCGCAGCGTGCCGGCATTGGGTTTGATAACGGTAATGGTGCTGATTTCCTGTTCGCCACGTTTAATCGGGTTTACCAGGGTGACAATATTTTCATTAAGTTGAGTCATGACGTTCTCGCTTTATGGATACGTTAAAAGAGCCGGCCAGCAGAGGCTGACCGGGTTACATCAGGCCAGCCCGATATTGCGGCGGTGCTGCTCCAGACGGTCGACGCCGTTCACCTTCTCGACCATGTTCACGGTGTCGATTTCAACAAGCTCCTTGCCGTTCATGGTGAGTTTGAAATAGGTGCACTGCGTGCTGATTTTGGTTTCAGTGTCTTCGCCCTGTTTGCCTTCGCCGCTGTCGATTTCCTTGTGACGACCACGCATCACCACCTCGACGGCCACCGTTTCTCCGGTGTCGTCGCGCTGGTAGGAGCCGGCAAAACGTAGGGCCACCGAGTCGGCACCGGCGGCGCCGTACTGCGACCAGATGGACTCATCGGGGAAGCCGCCGAGCGTCCACTCCATCGAGAGCGCGTCGTCATCGAGACCAAAATCAACCGGGGCGCTGCCATTCATGCCGGCGCCGCGATAGTTCTCAAGTTTGCGGGTCAGCTTCGGCAGGGTGACCGACTTCACGACGCCGAGATAGCTCAGGCCGTCGTTAAACAGGTTCATGTATTTGAGCTTGCGTGGAAGTGCCATGTACTTTTTGCTCCTTAAGCGTTAGCCACTGACGAAACCAGATTCGCCAGGTATTTGTCAGTGATGCGCTGGCGCAGCGTCAGGTTCTCCAGCGGCGGGACCGGCGTGTAGTCGTAGTCAATCAGCAGCTTGCCGGCTTTCAGGGTCTCTTTGTCGTTTGCCGACTCATCCACCCAGCACTGCGCATCGACGATATAGCCGGCGGTTTTCAGCTCGCGGAATTTGGCGTTGATACCGTCCACGATGTCGCGGATAAGTGTCGGCGTGACCGGTTTATCCATCGCCCACATGTGCGCCTCGGCGATGGTGTCGGCGAGCACCTGCGCGGTGCGGGTGTAGTTCTCAAACAGAAACAGCGGATCATCAGCGCAGGAGCGGTTACCCCAGAAGCGGAAACCGTCTTTGCGGATAAGCGTCGTGACGCCGGCCTGGTTCAGCAGGTCGGCATCGGTGCCGGGTTCCTGCAAATCCCAGAACACCGACGCGCTGATGCCGGTAACGCCGTTAACGGCGACGTTGGAAAGTGTTTTATGCCAGCCCGTTTCCTGGTCGATTCTGGCGCGCAGGCCGAGCGCGCGCGCCGTGGCGAAGGCGGTATCGCTGGCGCTGGTTGTGGTGTTCCAGGCGATAAAGTCCGGCCAGATGAGCATCAGCTCGCGCTGGCCGAAGTTTTTACGGTAGGCGATAACGTCAGAAATGGTTTTACAGCCCCATGCGCTGACATAGCCGAACGCACGCAGCTTCTGACAAATGGAAGCAAGCGCGACCGCCACCTCCAGCGTATCGAAGCCCGGCACGCCGAGAATGCGCGGCTTGACGCCGGTCACCGCCTCGGCGGTCAGCAGTGCTTTCATGCCGGTGAGCTGGCCGTTTTCATCCGTGCCGCCGATGATGTTCGAGACGGTCTGTGCAAGCGCCTCCTCGCTTTCACCGGTGCCTTCAGCCACGCGCACGACGACGGTGACGGGCTTCGCCTGGTCGGCGATGGCCTGAAGGGCGGCGGCTAGCGTGCCTTTTTTGCCGGCTTTGGCGATAGCGCTCTGCACGTTGGTGATCAGTACCGGCACGTTAAGGGGAAAGGTGGCGGCGTCGGCATCGCTGGCCGTACAGACCATGCCGACAATCGCCGTGGAAACAGTGGAAATGACGCGCGTGCCGTCGTTGACTTCGACGACCTGAACGCCGTGATGGTAATCACTCATCCGGTTAACTCCGTGGGGGTTAGGGGTGAGTGTTATTTTCAGGCCCGCCGGGACGGCGGGCTACCAATGTAGGATGTACAGCAGTTAGGACAACATTAACACTTCTTAGCTAAAGTTTTGTCATCCTGTATTCCTCTCGGTCTAAATGGACTTCAGCAATTTTGACATGGTACCCATGCTTTGCTCGATAATGTCTTACCGCTTCATGTATTTTCTGCTTGGCCACCTCCTCCATCTTTAATCCACAATATACTCGATGTAACTGGTCTTTTCGGAATGGGTATGCTCCCTGCGCCTTATTTTTAAAGCTTCTTAATTCTTTTTCATACGACCAAGCTTCATCTTTAGTGAGTATCATTTGTTGAGCTAATTTCTCGGTAATATTACCATCTGCATCATATGAACGCGGCCTTTTCTTACTATAAATCACTGACAAAGGATAGATGACCTCATCATCCATATGATTTTTATCTAATCCTGCAACAATGTAATCATTAATTTCTTTTGTCACCTTAAACTCTAGAACGCATCCTTTATGATTATCCGCATAATGGGCCCATAATGGTAGAATAAAAGGAGAACTGCTAAAGCACGTTACTGACCATTCTCTTAACAAGTCCTCTCTAATAGGTTCTCGTACTATTTGTTTTAATATTTTTTTTCTTTCCCTACCATAAGGACGAGGTTTAATCCCATGATGATTTAAAACCATTTTATAATTCTTATTCATCCCTTCCATTGGGGCTGAAGGTGCAATGTCAAATGGATCGTTAAAGTTCATAGGATTAGTGAAGAATAATGTCCCATTGTTAATTATAAGCAATGCATCTTGCGCATTAACATACTTATAAAAAAAGAAGCCCTCACTCATTTTTAACCCCTTTAAAAAATGAAATTTAACATTGGTGTCTGAGCTGATTCCTCAAATGGATTTATACCATATGTATAATACCGGTTAATACTAAGTCAAATCACAGTTCGCTCATAAAAAGCCTCGCACTATGGTAGCTTGAGGCTTTCAAAGATAAGTGTGCATTTAATTTTTAATCATATGTAGGAATATCGGGCCACGAAATATCCGGCGCGCGTGACGTGTCGACCGCTTCGAGCGCTTCCAGATAGTCGAGCCATACGCCGTATGATACCCGTTCATTTTCCTTAAGCCGCCCCAGCGCCGCTTTGCCAGGCCACTGACTGTTATTCATGACAGTGTTGGCATTATCAATGAGCTGCGCTCTCTTTTGTTCGGCGAGCATGATTTCATCATCGCGGGTAATTTCCCTTTCCTTCAGGCAGGGTGGTAGCGTGGTAAAGTCAATACGCTTTCCCTCTGCCTGCCCGGCTACCAGTGACTGCCATTCTGCAATATCAATTTCATGGGCATCCTCAGGAAGTATCGAAACACCTTCCGCATAAAAGCCCTGAGTTGTTTGTGAGACATACATTTTCATCGTTTATTCCTGCCTGAGCCTTAGCGACCAACCGCAATAAACAGGCAGCCAAAACTGCCCGTACCGTTAGTTACTTTCACTAAAGCTTTTGATTTATCAGAAAGCTTTGCGTTGTATTTGAACGTTGGTGCTGCTGTGGGTGAGGAGTCCGACCACAGGACGCTGAGCCCCATTACCGTATCGGGAAAAGAAACGGGAAATGTTATGGCAGTACCATCGCTGTCCGTGGAATAAACAAAACTGCTGAAAGCCTGCACGATAATTCCGCCTGGCAGCTTGAACCAGTTCTGGCCGGACAGGAAAAAACTCATGTCAGGGATTTGCCCTGCCGCGTTACCGACATTAAGTTTCGCCGCACTCCCCAGCCCGAGATAGCTGATAATCGCCGCCGCATCCTTGCCGGATAAATCAGTCAGCGTGCCGTCAAGCGGCTGCTTGCCAGCAAGCGCTTTTGTCATGGTGGCGGCAAAGTTCGCATCGTTACCAAGCGCGGCGGCCAGCTCGCTTAAGGTGTCCAGTGCCGCCGGGGAGCTAGCAACCAGCGCGGCAATCGCGGCTTTCACAAAAGCCGTGGTGGCAATCTGCGTGTTGTTAACCGTCTGCGCTGGCGTTGGTGCGGTCGGCGTGCCGGTCAGGGCCGGGCTTGCCAGCGGGGCTTTTGGCGCGAGTCCGGCCTGCACAAAAGCCGTGGTGGCGAGCTGCGTATCGTTCGAGCTCTGCGCCGGCGTCGGTGCCGTGGGCTTACCTGTCAGCGCCGGCGAGGCTTTCGGGGCGTACTGCGTATGCGGGTCGGCGGCTTTGACGTGCTGCTCCATCAGCTGATCGATATACAGCTTCACCTCAATCGCTTTATCGTCGACGTATTTACGGGTCGCCAGTACCACAGACGGATCGATTTTCAGCGCCACGGCGTCAGTTGCCGAGACAACCAGCACCAGGCGAATGGTCTGCGTGCGCCCGCTGCCTTCCTGTAACTGCGGCTTGTAGGTTTCCGGGCAGTTCGCCACGGCAATCAGCACGCCGGCATCGTCATACAGGCCAATTTCACGGATCCAGTAGCCGCCTTCGCTTTCCGGGATGATTTGCTCGGCGATAATCTGGCTCGTGTTCACCGGGTCGACCGACAGCATATTCAGCGGCGCGCGGCGCTTTTCGTTAATCAGCCGGGTCTGCGTGGCGTCAGGCACCGGCAGGCTTCCGCCGCCGTCACCGACCGCGAGCTGCGTCAGGTTAAGTTTTGTGCCCAGCGCGGCCGCATTCGCCAGCCGCGCCGCGCCCTGGTTGGTCAAAAGAGCAAAATATTTTGCGGTCATGCCGTCACTCTCAGGTTATCGATTAAATGAACCGCCGCGCCGGCGCTTAACGTACCGCCCACGGTGATCTCCTCGGGTAAATAGGGGTAAACGGTGAGC